TTTTGACTTTACCTTGATAAGTATGTTACACTATCTATATGCGAACAGCTACAATTATTATTACCGATGAAGTAAACATCAAAATTTTGGGTCTGGAGTTAGATGCTCGCCGTGCTTTGGTAAACGCTTTTAAATATGATGTTCCTGGTGCCCGTTATTTGCCCGCGGTCCGCCTTGGTCGTTGGGATGGAAAAATATCATACTTTCAGTTGGGTGGTAGCACTTATGTAAACTTGCTACCAGAAATTATTCCTATCTTAGAGAAATTTAATTATGACATTGAGCTTGATGATCAGCGGGACTATTCTGTTAATTTTACTTTTGGAAAGGTGACTGAACAAACATTTAGCCACATTGTGTGGGGCAAAGGGCATCCACTAGAAGGTAAACCGATGGAATTGCGCGACTATCAAGTCGAGATTATTAACAACTTCCTTGAGAATCCACAATGTATACAGGAGATTGCCACAGGTGCTGGCAAGACTGTTATTACAGCCGCACTATCAAATGCAGTGACACCATATGGTCGTACTATTGTTATTGTCCCTAATAAAAGTTTAGTTACACAAACAGAAAAAGACTACATTAACATGGAACAGGATGTAGGTGTTTACTTTGGGGATCGTAAGGAGTTCGGCCGCCAACACACCATCTGCACCTGGCAAAGTTTAAACGTATTACTTAAGAACACCAAAGCAGGAGTAGGTGATTGCACCATTGGTGAGTTCTTGGAAGATGTGGCATGCGTTATTGTTGATGAGTGTTTTGCAGAAGATAGCCAGGTGTTGACCCCAACCGGGTATAAGTCAATCAGAGATATTAAATCGGGCGACAAAGTTATTAACTATTCTGAAACTACAAAAGAATTCAAAGTAGATACTGTTGTTAAACAGCATAAAAACCTAACAAATTCCGTTAGCGAACCTATGTTTGAGTTGGAATTCGACAACGGTAATAAAATACATGTAACCGGCAACCATAAATTTCTCACTGATCAAGGGTGGGTCCGTGCAGATGCACTAACAGAAGACCACAAAATTATTAATAAAACATAAATACATATAACTAAAGCAGAGGTATTTATGAAAAAAACAGCAGATCAGATGATGACAATTATTAATAACAAATTAACAGAATATGCTCAATCCATCAGAGTAGTTGAGTGGTCGGGTAAGAATATTATGTTATCAACCGGCAAAATATTAACAAATTCAGACAGGGCAAGATTTATAAAACGAATCATGAATACAAAAACCGATCTATGGTGTTGTTGCATGGACAGATTGATAAGCGGTGAAATAACAGAATCTGAAATCAAGTCCAAGTTATCTGCAATTGGTGGCAAGGCAGTACAGAAAAAACATAGTAATACTATCAAACAAAATCTTAATACAGGCATGCCATGGAATACTGGAACCAAGGGACAAAACATAGGTACCCGTGGCGCTCTACCACAGACAGTTAAAGATAAAATTAGTGCAAAAAATTCAGGTTCTGGAAACGGAATGTTTGGAGTCAAAATGTCAATTGCAGATAAAGCAATGAGATCAATGGTAATGAAAAAGAAAATATTGTCTGGAGAATTTACCCCCAACAGCAATAATAGAAACACACATTGGGAATCTACATTTGATAATAAAACATATAGATCTAGTTGGGAAGCATTGTATCAATATATCAATCAAGATGCCGAATACGAAAAATTAAGAATTGAATATAACATTAACAATACGACAAAAATTTATATTGTTGATTTTATAGATCATGTCAACAAGCAAGTTATAGAAGTTAAACCTCGAGAGCTATGTGCCGGAGAAAAATTTCAAGCCAAACTATCTGCGTTAACTGCTTGGGCAGAATTAAACAAGTATAAGTTGATAATAGCAGACAAAGAATGGTTGCAATCACAAGATAACAATATAGATTATACAAAATTTGATGATAATACAGCACGGAAAATAACAGCATTATATGAAACTAATAAAAAGAACTGAAATACCCAAACCGCCTGAAGTGTTTAATCTGCACATAGAAAACGATCACAACTATATTGTAGATGGTGCAGTGGTATCAAATTGCCACATGGCCAAAGCCGACGCACTAAAGACTTTGCTCACAGGTGTAATGAGCCGTATACCACTACGCTGGGGACTAACAGGAACTATACCCAAGGAACCATTTGAATTCCAAGCACTGAAGTGTAGTCTTGGTCCGGTTATTAATCAACTTAGTGCTAGCGAGTTACAAGATCGAGGAGTCTTGGCCCAGTGCCATGTGAATGTAGTACAGTTAGTTGATCATGCAGAGTTTACTAATTATCAAAGTGAATTAAAGTTCCTATTGGAAGACCCCGATAGGCTTAAAACAATTGCACAACTAATCGCACAAGTTAACGCCACAGGTAATACACTGGTACTAGTAGATCGTGTAGCTGCCGGGCATGCATTAGTGGATCTGTTAGGTGACCGGGCGGTGTTTGTTAGTGGTGCAACCAAAGCAAAGGCGAGGCAGGATGAATATGATGAAGTGGCAGAAGCCACAGGTAAAATTATCGTGGCCACATACGGCGTGGCAGCGGTTGGAATCAATATTCCTAGGATCTTTAATTTGGTTCTTATTGAGCCTGGAAAAAGTTTTGTTAGAGTTATCCAAAGTATAGGCCGTGGTATTCGTAAAGCCGAAGACAAAGACCATGTCCAAATCTGGGACGTAACCAGCACTTGTAAATTTGCCAAACGCCATTTAACTAAGCGCAAGCAGTTTTATAAGGATGCCGCATACCCCTTTACACAAGAGAAACTAGAATGGAAATAACGGTTGCAATGACCAAAAAATATGTTATAATAAACTTATGAGAATATTAACACTTGATAACACCCCCTTCGATCTTGACCATCTTCCAGAAGAAGTCGATGATATGCGTTTCGCTATATTAGATAATAGTAATCCGCAAGATCCAGACTATCATTACATACCATTAATTTTTCTAGAGAGTTTTAATGCACCAGCGTTAGTATTACGTATTGGTGAAAATCTTGTTCGCATGCCGGTGGATTGGCAAATACTCATTGGTGAACCAGACCTGGGCGACTTAGAAGTCTTGCCATTGACTGCTATTAATGATCGTGGGTTTAAGGCATTCCAATTTAATCCACTATCAAGTTTTCGCCCAAGTTTCCTTGATATTGAAATTGTGGATGTTTACCAGGAGGTAGCATGGTATGCTCCTAAATTAAAGAACGGACAGATGCTATGTGTACCAGTTACAGATGGCCATAAACCAGACTGTGTCTATTTTGTTAAAGATATTAGTCGCAACTGCGAAGTAATTAACTACAACAAGGCTTGGTAGTGGATAAACTTAATATTGCCAACGAAATGAATTGTTTTGATCGCAAGGATCGAGATTTTTATAATAGCCTTACCGAAGAAGAGCGTAAAAAGTTTAGTAATTATTTAATGATACGTTGGGGCAGTAGTGTACAAGGAAGTAGAGATTTACAGGAATTTTATTTGATCAGTTGTAATGAGCGACTAAACAAACACTTTTTTAATATAAACAAACACCCAAAATTACAGTGGCTTTGTGCTACCAGCGTTAGTCCGGGACTAGGCACCCATAGACATCAATGGATTGCTCCTAAGAAAAAAGAAGCAGGTGCTGGTAGTATTCGTAAACAATTAGCAGAACTATATCCACATCTTAAAGATGATGAGTTAGAGTTAATGGCTAAAATTAACACTAAAAAAGATATAGACGCCTATTTAAAAGCCAGTGGTCAAGACGTTAAAAAATGATTAATCGTTTAGTAGTTAATGGTTGTAGTTATTTAAATCATTACTCTCAAGGTAAAGGGCATGTTGATCTAGCACAGCAATTAAACCTGGCATTTTCTCATTCGTTGGCATACCCAGGATCATCTAATAATAGAATTATTAGAACCACATTAAAAGATTCTTACACTACCGATCAACCAACTTTATACATTATAGGATTGTCATTTTTAAATAGATCTGAATTGACTATTGGCCAAGATACAGACTTTGAAGGAAAATGGATTAGCTTTCAAAACTATATTAACCCAGATAAAATTGCAGACTTTTGGACAGACACAGATAGTCAACAAGTAATTGCACATAATCTAAAAATGGAAAGCTACGTAATTAAGGACAAATTAGAAGACCTAATGTTTAAATTATTAGCAATGATATCCAATTTACGTCAAAGAAACCATCAAGTTGTAATATTCAGGCAACCCGATGATTATTATATTAATCATTTGGGCGAAGAACGATTTAAATTTTTAAAAAATTGTGTTAATATAGTTGACGGATTATCATGGAGCAGCTTAGAATTTCAAGCAGACAAAGGCGTAAAATATGTCCCAGAAGATCACCATCATCCTAAACTTATAAGGCATCCAGCACCCGGGGAACATCAACATTTGAATAAATTTTTAGTTGAGTACATAGCAACACACAAGCTACTATGAAGTATACCTGTCAGTATTGTAAGAAAGACTTTATTAAAGAGTCCAGCCTTGCGGTGCATTCGTGCGAGCCACGTCGGCGTAGACAAGAACAATCCGAGCGTGGAGTACAATTAGGCCTACAGGCCTATCTTAAGTTTTATCAACTTACCCAAGGTAGTGCTAAACTAAAAACATTTGATGACTTTGCCGACAGTCCGTATTACAAAGCCTTTGTAAAGTTTGGTCGTTACTGCGTGGCAGTAAAAGCAATCAATCCAGCTCGATTTACTGAGTGGGTATTAAAACAAAATAAAAAAATTGATCATTGGTGTAAAGATAGTGTCTACAACGAATACCTTATGGATTATTTACGAGTAGAAAATGTAAATGATGCATTGGCTAGGGCCATGGAGTTTGGGATTGACTGGTCTGAAGAGTCTGGCAATCCTCCAGAAGATTGTCTTCGCTATGGCAACAGTAATAAAATGGCCTATGCTGTTAACACTGGTCGTATTAGTCCTTGGGTAATTTATAATAGCGAAAGTGGACAAAAGTTTTTAAGCGAACTCGACCCAACGCAAATTGCCATGGTCTGGCCTTACATTGATGCAGACTTTTGGATGCGTAAGTTTAAAGACTATCCAGCAGACCAAGAGTATGCCAAGGATATATTACAGAAAGCAGGATGGTAGAATGTCAGCAGATATTGACATTGATTTAGCCGACAGAGATCAATTATTAAAGTTGATTACTGCTACACCAGCACGTCAATTACACCAAGGACAGGTACGTCGGCATAACTCTGGTGTGTATGTAACCAGCATACCATATGATCCTATAAATGAATGTGCCGCAATAGATTACGAAGTAGCTGAAGAACGTGGCTATTTTAAAATTGACTTATTGAATATGTCAGTATATCAGTTAGTTAAAAGTCCAGAGCACTATCAAACAATGTTAACTACGGAACCTATTTGGAGTAGACTATGGACGGATATAGAATGGGCAAAACAATTGGTACATATTGGAAATTATACAGCCTTACTACAGTCAATGAAACCAGATAGCATACCAAGGATGGCAGCATTTATCAGTATTATTCGTCCAGGCAAAGCACACCTACAAAACAAGCCCTGGCCAGAAGTATTCGAGTCGGTATGGGACGGCGACGAATCTAAAGGCTTTGTATTCAAGAAATCCCATAGTCTTGGTTACGCAAAATTAATTACACTCCACATGAATTTATTAGATGAAACTATTCCATCCGCCGAACTAAAGTAATCGACTTTCTCTTGGATTTCTTGCGGGCCATTTCGCTTAAACTACACACAGGCCCGTGTAATATTTCCAGATCTTTGTTAACAAAAGTTCTAGTATATGCTTTAAACGGATCCCATTCGGTCTTAAGGAATATGTTAATAGGAATACTACGATTACTTTCCCACCACCAAATGTTGGCTAATTCTAAAAACTTCTTTTTGGTGTCTAAGTCTTGGATACTACCAAAGTCGTAGATTGTGGTAATTGTTTCGTCTTGATTTTGTATAATTCCTAGATATTCTGTGGTGGCGTAAACACACAGCGTTATAAACGGGTACTTTTCGGCCAACTGGGTAAAAATATCATTATTCATATTATGGGATATTTATGGTTTGGATAGACCGTTAAAACTATAAATACAAATATGTATTCTACCCAAGCCTATATATACCAACAGATCACATCAGTATTACTGATAGACACTGGCGACGGAGAAACTTTCACTTATAGGTATAATCCTGTGTACGCTAAAAAACTAACAATTAACAAAGGAATTGATAATGTTTTACTATTTCAATTCATTAACCAAGAAGAAAAGCCTGTGGATATTACAGGCAGTTCATTTATGTTCCGGGTAGTTAATACCAACGGTACAGAAATAATAATTGAACAACCAATGGTCACTCTAAATGCTCCGCTGGGACGTGCAAAAGTAACGTTACCGGGCTCAAATTTACTGGATGTACTGGCGCAACCTGCAAATTACAGCATAACCCGTGCTAGTGGAAACCTTAACGAAGCAGTGTTTACTAACGCACAGTCCGGTGCTCGTGCCCCTTTAGATATTGTTGACAGCTCATTCCCACGCTATGTTCCAAGCGCACCGTTGACTATTCCTACTACCAAACTATCGGCACAAGGCAGCTACGATGGTGCTAGTTTTGCTGATTATGCAACCCAAAATAATTATTGGTCTGGCAATCCAAATGGCGCCAACTACTGGAATAGTTTTTTAAACACAGAATTCTTTAGTAGTTTTGTAGTACCTAAACAATCAATAACCACAGTTCAGATGGACTTGGTTGGATACACAGGAACAATCAAAGCACAGGCCGCTGAGAATTACGAAAGTATTCCGTATAATGTAACTGAGAGTACCACTTACTACAATGAGACCCGCACCATTTACATGAACATTGTTGGATGGTATCCATTGGTTAGATTATGTTTTAATAACAGTGTATTTGCCACACCAAACCAACCTGGCATTCCGGCTCAGGCCTATGCTGTTTGTGT